AATTTTACTAAGGGAGACATCTTAACAGGTGGAACTTCCGGTGCAACTGCAGAATTTTATCAAACAGATTCTACAGCACAATTTTTAGAATTTGAACAAGTTAGATCAGGAACTTTTGTAGCATCTGAAACCGTAACAGGTAGTATATCAGGAGCCACAGCAACAATAAGCGCTACGGATTTTTATACTAAAGGAGATATTGAAAACGGATATTTTCCAGTAAGTAACAATATCATAGGTATAACCCGGGTCTTTAATTTTGGTGGAGCAGCCACAAACAATACAAAAGATGGACAACTGTTTGATTTAATGTATCAGTTTAGAATGAATGATCTATATAATTTAATGGGAGCAGACATGATATATTATTCAGTCGTGCAAACTCATTTATCAACATTAGAACAACTGTTAGTAGGACAACGACAAATTCGTTGGAATAGAAAAACAGATAGACTTTATGTAGATACAGATTGGGATAAGACATATAATATAGGCGACTTTATAGTAGCTGAGGCTTATGCTATCTTAGATCCTAATACATATACAGAGGTTTATGACGATATGTTCTTAAAGAAATATACAACAGCATTATTTAAAAAACAATGGGGCGATAATCTGAAGAAATTTGCAGGTATTCAAATGCCAGGTGGTGTGACTTTAAACGGAGAAACCATTTACAACGAGGCAGTACAAGAGATACAAGCAATTGAACAGGAGATGCAACTTAAATACGAATTACCTCCTCAATTTATGATAGGTTAACACATGGCCACAAATTTTTATTTCCAAAATGGCGGTGGTATAGGACAAACAGGTGAACAGCGCCTAATAGAAGATCTTATTATCGAAAGTCTTAAAATATACGGACACGATACTTACTACTTGCCTAGAACAATAGTAAACAAAGATGATATCTTTGACGAAGATGCTTTGTCCAGATTTACACAGGCATATCCTTTAGAAATGTACTTAGAAAATGTACAAGGGTTTGAAGGACAGGGAGATATATTCACAAGATTTGGTATGGAAGTTCGAGATCAAGCAACTTTCGTATTAGCAAAAAGACGCTGGGAAGACATGGTTACAAGGCAAGGGCCTGATGTATCTAGAAAAGCTAGACCAGTGGAAGGTGACTTAATATATTTTGATAGAACAAAATCCTTATTTGAAATTAAGTATGTAGATTTTCAAAATCCGTTTTATCAAGCAAATCAAATTTATGTATTTAAATTAACTTGTGAACTGTTCGAGTACAGCTCAGAAGATTTAGACACAGGTATTGCAACAATAGATGCGATAGAAACAAAATACTCTCAAGATATGTTAGAGTATCAATTTAAAAAGGAAGATGGCGGTTTGTTCTTAAAAGAAGATAGTGGTAGTTTAATTACAGAGGCATACCAAACATCTGTATCAGAGCCAATTGATAATGCAGACTTTGATAACTTATTAACACTAGAAGGTATACTAGACTTTAGCGAGTCTAATCCGTTTGGTGAGATAGGAGGCTCGTAATGTTTAAAGATAAAACATTTTATCACAGTCATATAAGAAAAGCTATCATAGCTTTTGGAACAATATTCAATGATATAAACATTGAAAGAAAGAATTCAGCAGGTGCAATAGCACAAACATTAAGAGTGCCTTTAGCGTACTCTACAAAACAAAAGTTTTTAACTAGGATTGCCAGAGTACCAGATACAAGTACAAGAGGGGAAGTAGCACTTACTTTACCTAGAATGGGATTTGAAATAAATGGTTTAAACTACGATCCAGGTAGAAAGGTAGCTCCTATAAATAGAACGAGAGTAGTAGGAACGGGAGACGATACTAGTACAGTTAGATCTGTATTTGCTTCTGCTCCATGGAACATGGATTTAGCATTATATATATTTGCGAAGAACCAAAATGATGGATTAAATATAATAGAACAAGTACTTCCTTATTTTAATCCTGACTTTAATGTAACAATAAACGATCTCCCAGAAATGGGAATAAAAAGAGACATAAAAATAACTTTAGATAATGTTAATTATGAAGACGAGTATGAAGGCGAGTTTGCAAACAGAATAAGTGTAATATGGACTTTGAATTTTACAATGAGGCTTAATTTCTACAGCCATGTAGCTAATGTAGATGTTATTAAACAAGCAGTAATAGATGCATATAATGATCCAGAATTATCACTAGATAAAGTAGCACTCTCAAGCGGAAGAGCAAGGGTTAAAGCAACAGTTGATCCTCAATCTGCCACACCAGCCGATGAATATAAGTTCTTGGAGGAATTTGATGAAGCATTCGAAACATAGCGGGTTTGAAGAATTAGATAAGAGCTTTAATACAAAAGAAATAACAAAAGCTTTAGAAACTAATCTTAGAAAAACCGAAGAAGAGAGAAAACTCCCAGCAGTAGACATGTCAGAAGAAGACAAAGACATTCTACATGCCAAACAACAAGAAGAAGACTTACAATACGCTAGGAGTATGCTTAAACAGGCAGAGGCATTTAATGCTGAGGCAATAGAAGGCATATTACACATAGCAAGAAACTCAGACCAACCTAGAGCATACGAAGTAGCAGGTGGATTAATTAAAAATTTACAAGATAATGCTAAAGACATGTTAGATGTACACGAAAGACAAAAAAGAATAACAGATGACGGCACTAAGGGTAAGGGTAATATAAAAACACAGAACAACATGTTCGTAGGTAGTACAAAGGAATTACTACAAGCATTAAAAGGCGAACAAGCCAAGTTAATAGAAGGTGAAGTGGACGATGGCTAGGCCCGAAGTCACTTCATATCATGGCAATCCTAATCTTAAACCATTAGCATATCAGCACGACTTTACTCAACAAGAGATAGCGGAGTATGTTAAATGCCAAAACGATCCTAAATATTTTATAGAAAACTATGTAAAAATTGTTACACTAGATCAAGGATTACAACCATTTAAATTATTCGATTGTCAAAAAGGCAAAGTAGATCTCATTATGAATGAGAGAAAAGTAATTTTAATGGAAGGTAGACAGCAAGGTAAAACAGTAACAGCAGCTGCGTGTATATTACACTATACAATATTCCAAGAAGATAAAACAGTAGCTATCATGGCTAACAAAGCCTCAGCTGCGAGGGAAGTATTAAACAGATATCAAATAATGTATGAGAACTTACCTTTGTGGATGCAACAAGGTGTTAGAGTATGGAATAAGGGTGATGTAGAATTAGAGAACAATAGTAAAGTACTCTCAGCAGCTACAACAGCATCCGCCATTCGTGGTAAATCAGTTAACTGGTTGTACATTGATGAGGCAGCAATCATACCTAACAACATAGCAGACGAGTTTTTTACTTCTGTTTATCCTACAATCTCAGCTGGAGAAACAACAAAGATCCTACTTACATCCACACCACTAGGTTACAATCACTTCTGGAAGTTCTGGAATGAGGCAGAGAAGAAACAAAATGGCTTTGAACACATGTTCATACCTTACTATGAGATACCTGGAAGAGATGAGAAGTGGTTAGAAGAACAAAAAGGACTCTTAGGTGAGGTAAAATTCAATCAAGAGGTAATGTGTGAGTTCTTAGGTTCAACCAATACTTTAATTAATGCTACAACTATAGGTAGATTAAGTAGTAAACCAGTAGAGTTTACCAATAATGGATTAGATATATACGAAAACCCACAAGAAGGACATTACTACGCAATGGCATGTGATACTGCCAGAGGTATTGGTGGAGATTACTCTGCCTTTGTAGTCGTAGATATAACACAAATGCCATATAAGGTTGTGGCAAAATATAGAGATAATCAAATAGCTCCTATGTTGTTTCCAGATGTAATTGGAAAGGTAGGCAGGGACTATAATAATGCTTTTATATTAGTAGAAGTAAACGATATAGGACAACAGGTAGTAGAAATACTACATCAAGAAGTAGAATATGAGAACATATTAAGCACAGTACAAGAACAGAACAGACAATATGTAAGTCCTGGCTTTGGTAAAGCAACAAAGTTAGGTGTAACTACTTCTAAACAAGTTAAAAGACAAGGGTGTTTTACATTTAAGTCTTTACTAGAAGAACAAAAATTATTGATATTTGATGAGCATATAATACATGAGATATCAACATTTATTGAAAAAGGAAACACATATCAAGCAGATGAAGGTTATCACGATGATCTAGTTATGTGTATGGTATTATTTGGGTGGCTGTCTAGTCAAAACTTCTTTAAGGATATGACAGATGTTAATGTTAGAGAAGGACTATATGGACAACAGATGGGAGAAATTGAAACGAATCTCACACCTTTCATTAGAATAGATGGACAAGAACCCGAAGTAGAAGTTATAGGAGATGATGTCTGGTTATTAGAAGATGAGTATAATCCAGGCAACATGCAGAAAAAATTAAGAGATTTAATAAACAGATAATGTATTTAC